CCAACATTACGTATTGGTAGGACGAAAGGGGAAAAGGGAAAAGGGTTCCATACACTCACCTTCCCACCTACCCCATTATGGGGTAGGTTCGTTCAAGATGGCCTGTAACCTTGCCATCAGCCGCGCATCGCTGCGAGCCTGCAGCTCAGCCGCGCTCAGCTTTGGCCTAGGCTGTCGCTTCTCAGCGGCCAATGCTTTGGCGGCCACTGAATCCCATGACCAATGCTGGCGTATGGGTTTAACCTTGAATTTTGCCGATGCCATGATGGACTGGCAAGGCCAGTCCGGGGAATAGTTCTTCATATACGTAGTGCTTTATTGTTAAACTGACATGCTGCAGGGAGCGCGATGCGCTCCCTGACTCATGTTAGCTTGTGGGTTATGCCTTCTTGGCCTGCGTCTTCAGCGATTTCGCAACCACTGCAACCCATTCGACGTTGTCCGTTGACAGGTCCGTGGTCTCGTCGTGGACGAATCCCAGCTTGTAGGCCAGCGACATCACTGCTTCATGTCCGAGCTGCTCGAACATCCGGATGCTGCGCTGCGCTTCCGCCATTGCACCATTCGTAGATTGCGCGAACACATTGACGCCATTGATTGACATCGGGAACGGTTTCGCATTGGTGCTACCAAGTTGCTCGCGTAGGATACGCTCAAATTCTTGTGCGTTCTCCGGCGTGAACGTGACTAGGTCGCGTGTCCACTTGGAACCGTTTTCCTTCTCGTAGTCTGCCCGCGAGTATTTCCGGCTGATTTGGCCCTTGGCGTAGCCAAGGACACGATCTGCTTCGGCTGCAGGAGAACGCTGCGAAATGATGGTCAAGCCTAAGCTTGCCAAGTAGTCACGCTCCGCTTCGGTGCAATCGATGCCGAACTTATAGCCAATACCTGAGTAGTTGGTCTCTTCGCTGACGACGACGACGGTCTTTTTGTTTTCGTTTGCCATAGTGTGTATCAACGCACAACTGTTTTGGTTGCGCACCGTAGTGCGGTCGTGCGCTGATTGCACTTGGCTAACATTTGAGTGGCAAGCTTGCCGATCGGCAAGGGCCGCGTCCAAACGTAGGCCGATGGCCTACGGGATCGATATGTCAAAGAGCGGATGGCCGAGGCGTCGACCGTGGTGCGGTGTGCACCCTTGGGACGGCGCGCCCGCCGTCCAATATACGCGGTGACCGGGAGCCGGTTCCAAAGGGGTACCCTTTCCCTTTGGGTCAATAGGATTCTAGTGTGGGCTCATCTAGCGCCACCCTCGATTTTCAAGTTCTTGCTTTCACAATCTCACAAGTCCCTAAGTGTGTCAACACAAATTGCTGTCGCAAGAGGACTTGCGACAAGATTTTTCAGGCCAAGGCAGCACTTTGCTCTTGCCTTCTACCGGCAAAGCCGGTAGCCTCGCCAAATACGCGGTTCCGCCCCCCGGTGGCTACCGCACCCGGCAACAGCCACCTACACCCCTTTCCGGCCAAATGAACGCCTATCTATTCGACGACACCGATCTCATCCTGACCGCCACCCCGGACCGCGACTACCAAGCGCGAAATTACACCCGAGCCGACGCTCGGGTTTTTAATGAGGACGCCCGGCAGCTCCTCTTTAGCTTCGCTAAAGAGAGGCCGGAAAACAGCAAGGAACCAGATGGAAGAGAATTCTGAACCCGGCAGCGAGCACCAGCCTTTGGCTGGTGGGAGCAGTCGTCCGCCTTTATCCCTGTTCGGGGAGGAGCCGAAACCCAAGATTGATCCTTTGTTCTGGAACAAGAAGGAGCCTATGTGGGAACTCGACAGCGAGCAGCCTTGGCATAAATTTGCTGGATTCGCCTTCGCGCTGGGCGCAACTGCCCGAGATGTCGCACGTCAGCTGGGCAAGTCAGAGCCAGCTGTGCAAAACCTGCTACGCCAGAAGTGGTTCCAAGAAAAAGTTACGGCCATCATGGCCGAGTACGGCGCTCGCGACGTGATGGACATGTTCCGCGCCGAGCAGTTCAATTCCTTGGTGACTCTGGTTGAGATGCGCGATAACCCTAAAGTACCTGCTGCTGCGCGCGTTGCGTGCGCCCGCGATATCTTGGACCGGGCGCTAGGGAAGCCAACCCAGCGAGTGGAAACAGTAGCGATTGCCAGCTCGGAAGATCCTGTGGCGGAAGTGGAACGCCTTGAGAGTGAAGTCAACAGGCTACGCCAAGACGTAGCGCCAACAGGAGATAGCGAAGCTATCTCCTAGCTCAACCCTGAAGATATCCTATGAACAAAGATGGTATAGACGAAGGTAGCGGAGTGCCAGTGCGCCCGGACTACAAGATTCCCAAGGGAGCGCAGGAGGCCAAGGACGAGTTGATGGGCAAGAAGAAGATTACTCAGGACGAGGAGCCCAAGTCAGCCAAAATCATGAAATTCATGTGATATGGCCGGAATCGCAATCTCCCTCCTCTGGCTGCTCATCGGAGCCATCATCCTCGCCGGGGTCATTTGGCTCGTGCTCTACGGCATCAAGAACTTCATCTGCCCCATCCCGGCGAAGCTGGAGCAGGGGATCTGGTTTATTTTCCTGCTCCTCCTCATCATCTACGCGATCACCGCGTTCGTAAGCGGCGGTGTTCCGCACTGGACTAGATAAGACCATGCCCGATCCAAATACCATTCCCTTCCGCGAGGCGGACGGCAACGGCCACTACAAGAGCAAGCAGCTGCCCAACGATAGAGCTGATTTTCTGGAGGGTCTTGGCCTTCCAACGTTCGCGGGCGACGTGGTCTCCGCGAGTACCTCCGGTACGGTTGGTGGCGAAGTTACTACGTTCTGGGGAACTGACGGCCACACGATCAAGGCCGACGGCCACACAGGTCTGGCAAAGCTGGCCACCGGCATCCTGTCCACGGTGCCCGCTCCTGTGGGCGATGTCGTGGGGACGACCGACGTACAGACCCTGCTCAACAAGACAATCATTAATCCGGTACTGAGTGGGGTGACCGGGATGACGAAATATGACGTTGGCTTGGGTAACGTAGATAACACTTCGGATGTTAATAAGCCAATCTCCAATTCGACGCAGGCCGCGCTGAACAATAAGGAGGACAAGGCAAACAAAGGCGTGTCGTCAGGATACGCGAGCTTGGATACGGCGGGCAAGGTGCCGATGAGTCAGGTGCCCGACGCGATTATTGGCGCGAGCAGGTATCAGGGGACGTGGAACGCGGCGACGAACGTTCCGACGATCCCGGCGGCTTCGCTGGCGAACCAGGGTTACTATTATAGCGTGGCGGTTGGCGGCTCAACGTCGATTGATGGGATCAGCACGTGGGTCGTTGGGGACACGATCATCTCGAACGGTTCGATCTGGCAGAAGATTCCGGTGGCGAATCTGGTGCAGTCGGTCAACGGGAAGACCGGCATCGTTGTTGTTAACCAGAACGATGTTGGCCTTGGCAACGTCACGAATACTTCAGATGCCACGAAGAACTCAGCGATTGCAACGCTGACGAACAAGACGATCGATGGCGCGAACAACACGCTGAATGTCAGGCTGAACACCACGGACGTGAGCGGGAGTTTGCCGGTCAATAAGCTGAATGGCGGGACGAACGCGAGCAGCGGGACGTTCTGGCGCGGGGATGGGCAATGGGTGAGTCCGACGGGCGCGGGCGATGTGGTTGGGCCGGGCTCGGCGGTTGATGGAAGCGTGGCGTTATTTAATGGCGCGACGGGAAAGGCGATCAGGTCGTTTAGCGGGGCGAGCGGGTTCGCGAAGCTGGATACCGCAGGTATCGTGACAACCCAGACGCAGATGCTGGCGGGGGATGTTAGTGCCGCGATGATCAGCGGGCAGACGGAAAAGACGGCGTTGGTTGATCCTGAGGACTTGTTCTTGGAGGTTGATAAGGCGACTGGGTTGCTGAGATGTATTAGGGCGAAGAGGTTTAGTGCGTTGCCAGTGAATTATATTACTGGATTTATATTACAAAACAACGCTACAGACGCGACTAACGATATCAATGTTACACCAGGAAAGTGTAGAGATGCTACGGATAGCGTGGATATTGTGCTGAACACGGGACTAACTAAGCAGTTAGATGCGGTATGGGCGGCTGGAAACGGTGCGGGGATGCGCGACTCTACGGTGGGTGCGTTGACCGATACGTGGTGGCATATCTGGGTGATTTACAACGCGACAACGGGCGCGGTGGATGTGTGGACTACAGCGTCCGGTAATTTGAGCAGTCCGGTGCTGCCGAGTGGGTGGACGCATAGGAGGAGGATTGGCGCGATTCAGAGAGCTGGTGGGGTGATTAAACAGTTTCGGCAATTGGGCGGAGAATATTTTTCGTGGAATGCTCCAATTTTTGAGGGTAATGACGTTCAACAGGTAGCGGGACAGTCTGGGTATATAGGAGCTAGTGTTCCCACTGGAATGAAGATGTTGGGTAATTTTGTCTGGCGTGGGTATGGTACCACTGGAGGCTCTGTTTGGTGTATGAGAGACCCGGATTCTGATGTGGCTGGCGGGATACCGAATGTATGTGCTTCGGTGGCGAATGTTAACTCGAGTACATGTGGTGTGGCTTTAACGGATGCACTGAGTAGGCTTGGGTTTAACATAACTATATCGGGTGGTACGACACACTTCTTTTCGACTACGATAGGGTATTGGGACCCGAGGGGGCGGGACGGCATTTACGTATATTGAGGTATGGCGAAGAAAAAGTATAAGCAGAAGCCGCAGTTCTGGTATTGCATTCAGTACACCGACAATCCCGAGGAGATGGTAGCGTTCGCGCCACAGAACTGTACGTATGACCCGGTACATGATGTGCTGACGTTCAACACGATGGTTGTTACGCCGACGAACTGGTTGCTGCAGGACATGAGCGGAGTGTTTAGCATGATGGTTGACCAGCAGTTCAATGCGTTCTTCAGCTTGGACACGGGTGGACCCGCAACAATTGAGGTGCAGCCTGCGTGAAACGAGAGCTGTTGATTGGTCTGCTGGCGGCCACGAGTTTGTGCGCGGAACCGTTTTCGCAGGCGAAGGTAACGCGGGCTGAAGGCAGCGTGATCAAAGGCAAATCCGGGGTGCAGACCGGTCCGGGTTCCAAGGCCGAGCTGGAGTGGCTGGACGGAACGGTTGCCAGAGTTGGCGCGAACGCGAGGTTCAGTTATACGCCGGGAACGCGGGAGGCCAAGCTGGACGGCGGAACCCTTCTTTTCTCGTCGCCGAAGGCGGCGGGGGGCGTAACAATTAAATCGGGTGGGGTGACCACCTCTGCAGGCGGTGCGGTGGACTTTGAGATGGCCAGCTTCGGCGGAGTCGTGAAAGTGATCTCCCTGAACGGAAAGCCGGTGGTCAGCCTCGACGGCAGCCGCAAGGCTTTGAAACCGGGCGGGATGCTGGACGTGCCAGCGGGCGCAACAAAGCTCCCTCGTACGGATGTCGTGGATTTGAAAGTGCTGGTGGGCAGCTCGACGCTACTCAAGATGGGTGCGCTGCCGAGTCAGAGCAAGCTTGAGCGGAACGCGGCGAAGCAGGGGACGATGATGCCGATCAACTTGCCGGGGGGCGCGAACAGCAACCTTGTGCAGGCGGCGCTGGCGACGGCGAAGGTGGAGGATCAGCAGAAGGCCACGATTGAGGCGCTGCAGGCCCGTAGAGTCGCGCAGGAGCAGGAGGCGGCCCAGATCCTTGCCAAGCAGCAGCTGGCCGCGCAGCAGGCCGTAGCGGCCCAAGAACAGGCCATCCAGCAAGAACAGCGGGCGCAACAAGTCACGACGCAACAGGGGGTGTCCAACGCCACGAGTAATCAAGGAAAAGGACCACAGGGCAACAACGCGAATCAAAACCCCGGCAACCCTAACAACGGTAACAACGGTAATCAGGGGAACAATGGTAATCAGGGGAACAAACCCAACGCGCCGCCGGGGCAGAACAAACCACCGAAATGAGTGAGGTCTTACTTAAGATCGGGGGCGTTCCAGTTTACGTGGATGACGATGAGCACTTATCGTGGACAGGAGAATTCACAGTTGACGGAGACGGTTCTCCGCGCTGTTACGGACCCGATGGCACGGACCCACTGGACTACTTGGGAAACGCGGGCTATCCGGGCAACTGGTGGGGCGTGGCCACCCACAATCAGCAAAGCTCAGGGCAGCCGGTCATCCAGCGAGGGACGAACCCTTGGCCCGGTTACTATGTTAGTACTACTGCTTACATCCACAGTAAGTATTATTATCACGATCCACGCCGGTATCTGGATAGCGAAAATGTGGTTTTCACTGTTATTCCTGGTAATGTTAGGAAAGCTGTAGTTGGGATCTGCAAGGGTTGCAAGGCGAGGGTCACGGATAAGAAAACGGGCAAAGTGGTCGATGCAGTCATCGGGGACATCGGGCCGAGCGACCACATGGGCGAGGGGAGTATGAAGCTGGCTGGAGAATTTGGGCTGGACATCTCGCCGAAGTATGGTGGCAGCTCGGACGAGGAGCGGTTCCTCTACGAATGTTGGCCCGGCGTTGCAGCACCCGGTTACGTTTTACAAGGATGAGTCTGGTAGGAGTAAAGAGGATTGATGATGAAGAGCGTCCGATTAAAAGACGGGCCGGATACGGCGAGGGCAATGGGGAGCGGAAGGTGATCAATGTGGATGCGGAGCTGGTCGAGGAGGTCAATGAGTTTGCCGGGGAGCTGGAAGACAGGTTCGGTTTTAAGCCTACGTTCGCGCAGGCGCTGCGGTTTATTTTGAAGGAGCTAAGGAACAAGAAACTGTGAGTCATGCTGCAAGTAATCGTGGTAATTATCATCGTGTGGGTGTGGTACCACATATAAGCTATGATGGCGCTGCTGCTGGCCGTGACGCTTATATGGGATGGGAGCACGAGTCCCGACGTAGTGGATTACACGATTTACTGGGGATATCAGAGCGGGCAGGAAGATCACGCGCTGCCAGCGGGGAACAACACGTCGATGACGATTAACGATGCGATTTGGCCGTTCGGGGCAACGGTGTACTTCGTGGCGAAGTGCAGCAACAGCTTTTCGGAGAGCGGGCCGAGCAACGAGGTGCAGTATCTTGTTCCGGTGCCGGTGCCGACGCCCAGCCCGACGCCGCTGCCACCGCAGAATTTGAGAAAAGGACCATGAATATGAGGACCCCAGAACATGAACCATATATTGCTGGTATTGGCCGCGAGCGTAACGCTGATTTGGGACCGGAGCCCGAGCCCGGACATCCTGCTTTACAGGGTGTACACGGGGATTCAGTCGATGCTGGTGGGGAACCCGCCGTTGACCGGGAATAGCGTGACTGATGGAAGCATGGAGTTTACGGTGACGGGATTGGATTTCAGGACTTTGTATTATTTTGTGGTGACGGCGATAAACGGTGATGGATTGGAGAGTGGATACTCCAACGAGTTGCAGTATAAGCCGGAGCCGAGGAGACATAACTGGTAAGGAGAATAGATATGGCTGGAGTATATAGGAAGGTGGTACCGACAGCGGAAGCGGTACGATTTGATGGGACAAACGGGGATGACATTGTGACGTTTGTCGGGGGCGAGGATTATGGGGTAAATAATGGCGAGACCGTTACTCTGACGCCTGCGGGGAAAGATCCGCGCGGGGCGAAGATTACGGTGGTGACGGGCCAGTGGGTGGCGAAGCCGAAGGGCGGAACGACAGTGATCAATGAGGCTGAATTCGCGGCGGACTATGAGCTGGTGCCAGTGCTGCCCGAGGCAGATCCGGCGCAAGCGCCGTTGACGGCCAAGTTGGAGGAGCCAGTGCCGGATGACGAGCTGGAGTATCAGCCGGGATTCGGGCCGCTGACCGAAGAGGACAGGAAGAAGGCGGAGGAGAAAGCTGCGGCGGACAAGAAGAAAGACAAGAAGGAGGACAAGGAAGCTCATCATCATAAGGCATGGGACAAGTAGGGGACATCGGTCGGGTACTGGACCTGAAGGCTGACAAGGAGAAGCTGCAAAGGATCAGGCAGCTGAGGCAGAGCTATGGAATTGATTTTTATAGACCACATGCCAAGCAGGACCGATTCCACGCAGCTGGGAAATGTACCGGTCGGTATTGCCGTACTGGGAACCGAGGGGGAAAGACCAAGTGTGGAGCAGCGGAAGACGTTGCATTTCTCCTTGGAGGTCGGGTGTGGTACCGGAAGTCGTTCGATGTACTGGATGGTGCTGGGCGAACCGTACGGCATCACGTCGGAAGAAGGGATGACGAACTGGTTACGGTGGGAATTCCCCAGCATCCTGTCAAAGGTCTGCTGATTGTGAACGACTGGGACAAGGCGACGGAGATCTTTACGAACCGGGCCGGTTCGTATGAGAACTGGGGCGAGCTGTTCAAGCTGATTCCCAAGGACTCGCTGGGCAGGCCCCACGTGTCACGTGGGGGGCACATCGATCAGATTCCGGTAAAGAGGCTTACGGAGTTCGGAGGCGGTGAGAGTGTCCTTTATGTCGATACCGTGGAATCATACAAGCATGCTAATATGAGCGCGGAGTCGAGTTATTGGGACTTCATCCATCTGGACGAGCCGTGTCCCCGGCCCATGTTTGTAGCGCACAAGCGTGGGTTGGTGGACCGGAACGGGAAGTTCTGGGTGAACTGCACGCCGCTGAGCGAGATGTGGATCAACGATGAGTTCGTGCCGCCGAAGCAGCATGTGGTGGACACGGCTCCTGAAGGGTTGGAGTTTGATAAGCTGGAGGCCGGGGGCGCTTCGAGGTTCATGATCACGTGGAGCATGTATGATAATCCCTACAACTCGAAAGAGGCGATTGCGGAGTTCGAGGCGGGGCTGAACAGGGAGGAGAGGGAGTGCCGATTGTTCGGTCTCCCTTTGAATCAGGCGGGGTTGATCTATAAAGAATTCGTGTATGATTTGCACGTACTCTGTGACTTGCCGAAAGGGTGGACGGATTACCAGACGCCTCCTAAAAGCTACACGATCAGGATCTGGTGGGATTACCATATTCGGTTGCCCCAAGCGGTGCTGTTTTTTGCAACGGATGCGCAGGGGCGGGTTTACGTGTACGATGAGTTGTTCGGGGACAATCTTATCGATCCTGTGGCCAAAGCGATAGTGGAGAGGACCAAGGATTATTTCGTGGCGGACATGGAGATAGATAAGCTGGCGGTCATTCCGCATCCGATTACGGACGAGTCGATCATTGACGAGCTGGCGAAGTATGGGCTGTTCTTCGAA